ATAAGATGCTTCATACTGTTTTGCATATTCATAGAAACATACCCATCAACCAATGCGTTCATAAGATTTATAGCACCATCTCTGAACTCAGGCACAATATGACAATCGAAACCTTTGTAGTCTCCTGCAATAAAATATCCGTCCTTTCGATAAAGGTATAAATACAAGTTATTTATGTCATATGATTGCGGGTTTATTCCAATAGCCATTGAAGTCTTAGTAGTTGAGGCCATAGCATGGAACAACATCCCATACTTCATACGCATAACAATTGTGTTAACCAAATCTGGAGCATATATAACCCTAGTTCTACCTGTCTCTATTTTCTCCAGAGACACAAGCTCATCCTTCAAATAACCCAAACTAATATGTTCTCTTATAACTCCGGCCTCAAAATCATCAATACGCTTCATCACCATTTTCCTAAGGAAATCTTCAATCTCCACGGTACCATCTTCATTACGTGTCACCCATGTCTTCTTACCAGGTTTGTTAACAAATGATAACAAAGGCCAACCCACACTAGTATTAAGGTCAAGACCCTGAATTACACCAGGAATCCCTCCGACAGCTTCTTCGATAGTTAGATCTCTATAGCCACCCTCAAAATCAAGATCTCTCTTATAATTTTTGAGCATAGTCGCAAAAACGATATCGACCCTATGTTTGTCCACCTCAGGGTGGACAACAGCTTCCATCACTTCTATGTGCTTAAGAATAGGTGGGGTACCACTGACATTTCTGGGATCACTATCAGTCAGAACAGCTGGAAAGCGCTCAGGCTCCCACCCGAGATAATTTGCAATTTTACTCGGCTTCAATTTTGTTCTACTCGGCAAATGGACCAAAGGCCTATCTAATATGGTCTTATTAAGAATACCTTCGGATGCCAATTCTCCTATCTGAAAATCCTGAGTCTTTCCAAGGACCTCATTAATCATCTCTTTTGTAATAATATTACATACGCCAACACTATTGGGCCCCTTCTCAACTGACCCTGCAACATGCATTCCTATAATCTTACCATTGACTATAGAATCAACAGCTTTAACAATCTTACCACAATCTCCCGCAGATGTCAACAGACGATATGTAACAGCATAATCCAAACAGTGATTTCCAAAACCGATACTGTTATAAGTTATACCTCTTTCTATCCTAGCTGGTGCAAATTTACATTCATGTAAACCAAACGCAACCTCAAAGATTTCTGTATTATAAGCCTCATGATCTGTTATAAACTTATTGGCTCTAGATTTTAAAATGGGATAATTAGGGTCATTAACCTGGAAGGCAACAAAATCATTGTTGGCACAATGTATAAGACTATTTGCAGCTAATTCAAACTCATAATAATTCTGACCAAAAGTTACATTACACTTAACATCATTATAATCATTTTCTTTAAAGAATTGACCAATTGTGTGGTAATATGTCATAACATACCGTCCCCCTATAGCCATACCATGAATTGAGGTAGTATTCGTACAAGTGTCCAACTTAATCCTCACATAATCTGACGAACCTTGCGCATGTTTCAAACCCCTCACCATATCATTCCTAGACTTATTTTCTTTACGGGTCTTCTTACCATACTTTGCTTCATTTATAAAGAGTTCCCCCTTACCTGAAATCATAGAAGAAACAATCCTACATATACCGTATATGCCATTAGCTATAAAGAAAACTCTACCAACACTCCTAACGAAAGATCCAATATCCACCCCAGTAGGGACAAACATATGAGCCAAAACAGAAGCCTGATGTAAACACAACTTCCCACTCTCAATTACCGTTCGAGCATGACTCTGTTTCTGAGCACAGGACAGCTCATCAGGCAAAGTCACGATCGCATTAAGATCCGACCTAGAACCTTCACCCTCAAGAACAATGTCCTGCGATTCAGCCTGGGTATCATTCTTACGTCTCCTCCGAGTCCTCCGGCTTCTAGAACCCTGTGCAACCAAAGTCGGCAACATATCTGGAATAAACTTCATAAAACTACTGAAACAAAAGGGTTCTATATCAAAATCCTTACGAGTTATCTCTGCAATGATCTCAGCCGGATCAATCTCCTTAATAGCAGTACCCTGTGCTCCTCTGATACGCTCACCAGTTGCATGAAATTGTCTATAATCTTCCTTCAAATAATCAATAACCTCCCTATATGTTAAGTTAACATTATGACCCTGCACCTGAGGGTTCCACACACCTGGATGAATTCTGAACTCTAGCCAAGCTCCATACCTAATTTCATCACTAGTCATCAAAGAGAAATCGACTCTTCCATCCGCTGTTAAATACTGAGGTTTAGGAAGCAACTCAAGCACCACATTCCTTCTCCGCTGGAAAGCTATTTGATCAACACCCACAGGTCTATTATGGGTAGTATTATTCATAGTCACAACCAGATTGGGTTTGGGTTGAGTCCCTTTAATCCCAACCGTAGGCATATCCAAAGATGCCATCCGAGGTACAAATAATTGATTAGACACCAGGGCTAAGTATTCCTGGGCCCTACCTGCAATAAGATCATTTGTACCAACCAGAAACTCGTCCATAAGAACTACTTCTTGATCAATAAAACCGGACCAGAATTCCTCAACGTTACTCCTACTAAACACAGTTGGATGCTCTTTCTCCATCATATCTTCAATAATATTTTGTACTATAGTAGATTTACCTGCACCTGATGCACCTGCAATGTGCAATCCATATGGAGTTGGCCTCACAGTTCCAACCTCATGGTACGCATAAAGATTTCTACTAACTCTAACAAGATCATGGAACGTCTTGTACATCATTGGACGCTTATCTTTCTGCATGTACTTAACTAAATCTCTACCAGATTTAATACTCTTTTCTACTTCCTCCAACATCCTAGGATGAGCTAATAAACGAGGATCAGCAGCACACCTATTCAAAGATGAAGCCATAACAAGCCAATCATCAGCTTCCATAGCTTTGATCTGCTCTTGAGTCCCAAATCGGTAAACCAAGGAAGTACGGATTGCAGTTGGCAAAAGCATAAAAATCATGTAACTTCCAGCACCAACAACAGACGCATGTGTCAAAACCTTAGAAAGGTACATTAACTTCTTAGTCATGTTTTCCTTACATTCATTACTAAATGTACCTACACCTGAAATGGCCAAAGCAGAAACCAACCCCACAACATTAAGAGGACCCTCACATACATAATATTGCTTCACCTCTTCAAAACCTTTCCATAAGAAACTAAAAGCAGCTGTTGTAATAATACCCAAAGCTAATAGCAGAGAGCCTACAATAACTAACAAAGTTTTACTAAAGCTAGTCCAATCTAATGATTTATATTCCACAGATACTCCCTTTGGCAACATGTAATCAATGATGATCTGAATCAACTTATCCCTAGCGGTCAGGAGCAGTTTCTTCATAGAATCCACAACTCCATCGCAAAAATTAGCCAAACTATTCCAAATCCTATTCACGTAGCTCTTGATGTTATCCACAAATGATACTGAATTTTGGAATGGAATCTTAACCCAATCAAAATAAGAATCTCCACCCTCAGCTACAAACTCGGGTTCACTGATGGTCTTCAACCCAGACTCTTCTAAAATAAAATTCAAATCTCTAACTACACTAATATCATTAGTATCCTTCAACTCCTTCATAATCTCCTTGAAGACTTTGCTCAAAGCAAACCTCCTAATCGAATGACGCCTATCCCTTTTGGGCATCGTTTGGGACATGCGAAATCCGAGAACAACAAGCCTCAGTTTGACCTCTGAAGGTATATCTCTCTCATTAGTACTCGAACTAACCGTTCTGTCAGTACTAGTCACCTCTTGCATACTATCACACCGACCGAGGGAGCCGGTGGTAGCCTCTAGCTTCCTGGCACTGTCCCCGAGGATAGGATCAGCCCTGCCACAAGTAATAGAACCCAGTGAAAGCGCACTCTCCTGGACCGACATGTTATT